TCTGGGTGTGTACAAGAAGCGCAAAGCCTGGCTCCTGTCTCAATTTGAAAGTGAAATTAAGTGGCTGAGCGAAAAGGCCAGGTTCATAAACTTTGTAATCGCCAAGAGAATCCAGATTATGAATGTAACTCTGGACGAGATCAATGCTCAACTCAAGGCGGAGAATTTCAAGGAGGATCTGTGGGCCAAATTCATGGACATCAAGACGTACCAGTACACAAAGGAGGAGGTTCTCAAGCTCAAGGACTTGTGCGAACGGCGGGTGGCTGAGCGGGACGCCCTCAAGGCGACGAGCGTGTCCCAGATGTGGAAAAATAACCTGGCCGAATTGTAGATGTCGGCAATCACGCCTGTACAAGACAAGCCGAACACGGTTGTGGATGTCCAGGGTCGGCTTAACGACTCGAGTGTAATAAAGTTTGAACGTTACGAACAGAAGAAGGCAATCGATGCGTTGAACGCATCACACGTCCTCGAGCTCGAACGTCTAATTCAAAACAAAATTGTTACCCTCCTGGGAGGTTCGAGGGTTCTCGCACAGACGCGCGCTGTCCAACAGAGCCTCGTGACGCCGCCACCGGCCCCGCCGTCGGCTGTCGTCACAGAAACCATCCGCCAACCCGTCGACATAAACGGGTTTTACAAGGTGACGGGTGAAAGGGAGGCTACATTCTATGCGACGACCCCCTGGCCTGGATTTTCAGTAGGAAATGGGTGGACTGGTGTCGGTGTGTACGGCCTGTCTGGTTCGATCCACGTGACCTCTTCGAGAAACTCTCCAGGGGTCATCAACGTCACGTCGCTTACACAGGAGTCTTACATGTGGTCATTTGTGATCCAGTCGGACACCGAGCAATACATAGAAGGTATAGTCCATGCGACCGGCGCTACTCTTTATCCACCGAACCAGGTGCCACACCCGACTACGCAGAGGTCAGGGCCCGTCTACGCCAACTTCCGGATCATGTCTCACAGACCGTACCTCCAGTTTACGGCGCCCCCACCGGACGGAACGGCGGTCGGCTGGTTCGTCGTCGGTCTGCCGACAATCGGTCCTTGCAAGATTATTTCGCTCGAGGGAATGGACGCAATCCTAGAGCCCGTCGTCCCGGGCATACCTGACAATACAGACGCGCCTATTTTTCTCAGGGGCGCGCCTGTTATGGTCGTAGAGCCCAAGTACACGGAGGAGTTCCAAGCGGCCCGGCTCTACACGAGCGACCTGCTGAATCGCAAGCCTGTCGAGATAAACCCCAATGTAATTGGTGGCAAGAATTACGTGCCTTTGCGCGACCTGAACACAGAGATTGCCGATGACCGACCCATCGAGGAACGTTACATGGAAATAAAGGACCGTGGATTCAGTTCTGGATCTGTCCTTTCACTCTTTGCTGCAGGACCGCAAGACAGGCACTTGACCCAGAGGGACCCTGTCAAATCCCAGTACAACAACGAGTTCAAACAGCATACAAACTTCGTCATGTATCAGCGAGTCATATCATTTCCTCCTGCAAATCCAGCCTATCAAGGCCGGACCGTGACTCTCGAGCTCCGCCCCCAGGATCTTGGTCATCTCATTTCTAACATGTATTTCACATGTACTATTCCTACAACTAATTACGCGCTGAATGAAAACTTGGGTCGGGCACTGATAAAGCAGGTTGACCTCATGGTCAACGAAACGGTCATAGAGACGCTCTACGACGACTGGTACATAATTCGGGACCAAATGTTTCTGGACGCCGACGAGCAGCTCGGTATGTTCTCACTTGTCGGTGGGTTAAACTCGGGTCTCAGTTCGGCCACGACTCAAACGATCGTTTGCCCTATGGAATTCTTCTTTTGCCGGAGACACTCCCACAACAACAAGGGGCGCGAGAGGCTCCGCAAACCCTTCTTTCCTTTATGTGCAATGTGGAACCAAAGGGTCTACATTCGATTCACCTTCCACCCGAGCGCGTGGTGGTCAAATAGCGCTTCGACGTTCGATTTCACAAATCCGGCGCTCATCACGGAAGAGATACTTCTGGATACTGCCGAGAAACTTTACTACCAGAACACCCCATTAAAGTTCATAGTCAATCGAGTAAAAAAGGAGGCCCCCACAACTTTTGGAGTGGGCAATATATCTGGGATTTTCTCTCAAAATGGAACGTCCGGGGTGACTCAAGGCGCCGTCACACAGGCTTCGCTTCAGTTGTCAGCCTCTTTTCCGGTCCAGAGTATTTTCTGGTTTTTTAGGAACAGAAATTACGAGTCGATCACCAACACCAGTGGGGCTCCAGACGGAACGTACTACAATCAAAGATACAATTACGGGTACACCTCTGATTATATCAAAACGGGAGTCCAGGTCAACTTTCCGTCGGCCAACAACACACCTACAAACTTTATAGACCCGGTAGCGACCGCCAAGATTACTTTGAACAATATAGACATCTTGAGCACTTTTCAAGGAAGTCTTTATTATGCATACAAGCAGCCAATGGAACATGGGCTGTCCGTGCCGTCCCGAAACATCTATACGTACTCGTTTGGTTTGACGCCAGCCGAGTACAATCAGGGGGGTTTCTTAAATTTTTCAAAATTAAATTCACAGACGAGCACACTGACTCTTACTTTCAACCCGAGCTATGCTACACAGATTTCACAGGGTTACAACTTGTTTCTATTTTACTATGGATATGCGATTCTGGAGTTTGACAAGGGGTTTGCACGTCTAGCGTTTTCTTGAGATAGTTGATGATGCCGTTCGTTATGCACCATCGAATGAAGTTGAGCTGGGCGACTGTCGTCGTGTGACCCATAAACTCTATGCGGGCTGTTCGACAAAAGGGATCGAACAACTTTTTGGAATATCCATCCAAACTAGACTTGTAGGCCACGTGGACCGTGAACATCTTTCCGTTCGGTGCTGTATAAGTGACGTGCTGAGCCTTGGCGAAGTTTGTAACGAACCATTCCAGCCTCCGGAGAGAAGGAGCAGCCTTAGATCCACCCTTGCCTAGGATGCAGTCGAGTTGATGGCGATTCTCGGCGTCGCTATAGAACCTCTCTAGACTCTCGAGAAGAACAGCCGATTTAGACATTAAATTTAACGGTTCTCAATTCTCTAAGTCTCCCAGGGTGGCGGAGCGGGTTGTGGCGGGGGAGGACTTCGTTCCTTGAATTGGGGAGCCTGGCTTTGATGAAAGCCACAGTATCCATTCTCTCTAGGCTTTTTGAGGCACCTCTCCTTGGCTTTGTTAATTCCTTTACAAAATGAACATTCTGTACCGGCCGTATCTTTTACAAGTCGTTCGATTGGAATTTCGTAGAGCCTCGAAATGACGGCGAGATTGTTATTAAGCTGAAGCTGCGTCCGGCGCGTCACTTCATTCTCGATTAACTCGAGAATCTGCTTCTCCATAATATATACAGGAGTTACATGTTTAATAGGGGACGGTCCTGGCGAAACGCGCCAAGAAAGCCCTGCGTGAATCAATCTCCGCGAGCCTGGCTTCGCTGCGAGTCGTGTTCTCGAGTTCTTTCTTGGCGTCCTTGGCAGCCTTCTCAATCACTTTCTTATCGAAAACATCCTTGGCCGGTATCAAAGGCTCGAGGAGGTCCTGGACGGGCTTTTTGAACTGATTCTCGAAATAGTAATACGTGTCGATCGGAAGGTTCTTCTCCAGGACCCATGCAGGATCCTCAGCCTTTTCGTACATTCTCCCGGCGCCCTTCACAATGACAAACGGGACGCGGTCCCCTTGCTGCGGCTCCGACCCGGGCGCCCTTGCTCTAATCTTGTCCCGGACAGCCACGTGCGCCATTGGCACCTTGTACTCGGCCGCGAGCTGTTTGCTCATCAAGAGCTTCTCCATCGGGACCTCTCCGTCAATCAGCTTCTTGGCAGCCACCCGGGCCGCCTCGATGACTGGCCGCGGGTCGCTCGACTCGAGAATCTGCCCGAGCAATGACTTGAGAACTTCACGAACGTAAGGACAGCTGTCTCGCCGGACAACCTGCAGACCCTTGACGTCAATCTTTTTGAAGACAACCGAGTCCCCCTTCTTTTCGTACATCTTAGCCGCGTAGCGCTTCTTAGAGTACAAAAAGTACGGGCAATAAACCTTTTCGAGTTCCAAGTCGTTCGGCGCCTTGAAGAGCTTCGTACACTGCTCGGCCGCCAGCTCGCCTTGGGCCCACGAATACTCGATCGCCTCTTGGCCCTTGCGACCCTGCACGTCAAACTCGACCATCACGGAATCAGTATCCCCGTAGCGCACCTTGGCGCCTGGAAAGTTGGCCTCGACGTAATTCTTCGTCTCCTCAATCATTTGACGGCCTCGTAGCGTGACGGTCGATGCGATGGCGACAAGCGGAAGCATGCCTTTAGAAGCACCAGTAAACCCATAGATACTATTCATTGATATTTTGTATGCAAGCTGTTGACCGTTATAGATCGCCTCCATAGGCGTCCCTTCATTCTGGGCCATCAGCTTCTTGGCCTTTTTGCGAAAAGCTTTTAGGTCCGTGAGGATCGTCGGCAAGAGGGACTGGACATTCTGGGCGAAACGGTAAGGACCAAACTGCTCGTACTCAATTCCAGATAGGTTATCATACTTTGGGTCCATCACAAGAGTCGAGTAGCACAGATTGTGAGCACACATGATACTCGGGTACAGACTTGCGAAATCCAGAGCAGTCACGGGGTTGTAGTACGCGCCGGCTTGGGCCTCGAGGACCGTCGCTCCTTCATAGCCATCACCGCTACCACCCGACCCATATTTGAACGTCGGGATGATGAAATTGAGCTGGCGGGCCTTGTAGGCCATCTGGCTAAACACCTTGATTTGCTGGCCCCGCTCGCTCAAGAACGCCAAAGGGACCCAGCACGCCTTGGCCATCTCGATCTGGTTCTGGAGCTGACACAACTTGTCCATGAGCTTGTGCGGCAGGACTGTATCCTGAATACAGTACTCGGCGACCTCGCCGAGACGGACCGGATCGCCCTCTTTGTACCGGCTAAAAATCTCCCGTACCGGCATGTCATTCTTTTGATCCTTGAGAAAGTTTTTCGAGACGTTGTTGAGACTGTAGCTCTCGAGCTTGTGCTCGCGCTTGACGTCCTGAAAGAGATCGAACACGTAACGCCCTTTCATAGGGACCATCTTGAGCTCGTTGTTCCCGAGAGCACTCGAGCTCAGGTTCTTGACGACCACCTCGGCCACAGCGTCCTTCACGCGGCCCCATACTGGTGTCAATTTGTTGTGGATCGTCGCACGGATGATCAAAAACTCTAGATCGAACCCAAAGATGTTCCAACCAGTAATAATGTCCGGATCCGTCTTGATCAGGTAATCCTGGAAAGCCTGCAGAAGCTCCTTTTCCGTCTCGAAAGACTCGCAGTCTGGCGCGTCCGTCCGCTTGAGACAGAGACACTTGCGCTCTAGAGTGTCCGTCCCGAACGCCCTCGTCGTCA